GCGCGCCGGCCTCAGTCGTTAGGTCTAGTCCCGTGACAACACTGCGGAACTGCTGCATCGAGTCTTGGGCGCCAGTCTTGATGCCGAACTGGTCGAGCGTTGGGGTGATCCGCACGCGCAGCGAGTTAGCCCGCTCCTGGTCCGTGTAGAAGTCGTTCAGGAACTGGTCAGCGCTCGACGTGAATTCCTCCAGTCCACCGACCAAGTTGATCAGCCGCTCGCGCGCGCCGACCGATGCTAGGCCGACTTTGTTGAAGTCCATGCCCAGCGAGTCCATCACTACGTTCACGGTCTCGTAGCCAGCCGCGACCCGGGTCAGCGTCTCAAGATAACCCTCGCCCACCTGCTGGAAGGGCTCCAGGCCAGCGACGGCGAATGCAGCCATATCGTCGCCGAGTGCCGAGAACACGGCTTGCAGCTCGGCCTCGATCTCATCCGGCTTCATTCCCTTAAAGCTGATCTTGCCGATGTCGATCACAAAGCTGTTCAGCTGACTCGTGAACGCGTCGCCCTCCAGCCCGAAGACCCCGCCAGCTGCTTGGATAGCATCGCCCAGTGACGTAATCACGTTGGCGATCTGGCGATTGCCTTCGAGACCCAGGCCTTCGATCTGGGTTTTGGTCGAGCTGCTTGAGAACCAGCCGCCCGACTTCTTGATCTCGGCGTACGAATTGGCATCAACAAGGCCGTCCAGAACGTCGGCGAAGGACAGCGACTTCATCATGAAGCCGGTGTCCTCTAGGGTCTTCTTGCCGCCGAAGATCGAATTGCCGAGCTTCGACAGGAAGTTCGATTCGGAGCCGTCCAGGCCCTCGAACTTCTTAGCGGTCCCGGTGATCGAATCATTCCGCACGACCAGCTGGGCGAACGACCCGATGTTGCTCTTGATATCATTTAGGGCCGAAAGCATGCCTTGGCTAATCGCCAGCCCTTGGTATGTATTGTCCTTGACGGCCTCGATCGCGTTGAGGATCGACTCAGACTTCGCCGAGCTATCGCCGAACACCGTGCCGGTTCCCTGCTTGTCCTGTCGCTGTTGCGACAAGCTAACGCTGCCGCCACCACTGAACGCGCTGCCCAGCACCGCAGCGATCGCCACACCTGCTGCTGCCATGCCCCAAGGGCCCAGCGCGCTCATGAAGGACATGAACACGCCAGGCACCTTGGCGGTGTTGCGCGCGGCCTCGCCGGCTACCACGGCAGCAGTCTCAACGCCCTGTCCGGCCGTCGTGCCAGTTGCCTTGGCCGTGGTAACGAACAGGTGCGTGTAGAGGGACTCCATCTGGCTGGCGAGCTCAAACGCACGGAATGCTCGCTCTGCACCTTCCAGCACCTGGTATCCGGTCGAGCTTTCGTTGAAGAAGCCCTTGGCAGCCGAGGCCATGTCGCCATAGCCACTGAGGCGCGACTTGACTTCCTTCGCGTTGATGGCGATGGTTGCCTCGGAAAAGCCCTTTGCGTCGGTTGCGTACTTGAAGGAGGCATCCTTACGCGCCTTGTCGATCTCAGCCTGGCGGATGCCGTATGCATCCAAGCCCGAGATCAGCTGAGTCATCGAATCGCCAGCGGCACCGAACGCGCCCTTCAGGGCGTCCCCGAAACTTTGCGCTTTCGTAGGGTCCAGGAACTTGTCGAGGTCCTCGCCAGCCTTCTTGACGGCGTCTGCGTTGGCTTGCATCGCTGCGCCCTCGCGGACGGCTTGAGCCCGCTCGCGAAGCGCGGCGGCTTCCTTGCGGTACTCCTCGGCGAGTGCGCCGGTGATGTCCAGACCGTCGGCCATCCAGGCGTTTGCTTCAGCGCGCAGCGCCAAGTCTTCCAAACGCGCGGCCTTGAGCTCACCGAGCGCCGCCGCTTCGAGGCCGATCTGTTCGTTGTCGTCGCGCTGGGTCTTGAGCTCCGTCGCTGCCTTCATGCTGCCCGAACCGGCCGCATCCAGGGCTTTCTGGTATAGCTCAAGCGATTTCGTCCGCTCATCTTCAGCTTGCTTGACGAATTGCTGCTGGCTGATATAGCTCGCGACGGTGTCGACGTACTCTTCTAGTGACTGCCTGCCCGCCGTATAGCCGTCATGCAGCTTGCCCAGGTTGGCATAGAAGTCCGCATCAATACCGACTGACTTGCCGCTGATGCGGTCAAGTAGGGCTTCGTATTCGTTCAGCGCTTTAGCAGCGGCTTTCGTTGCCTCGTCGGCACTACCGCCACCACCGTAGTTGAGAGGATCTTTAGGCGGCTCAGGCTCTCGCGCAGGCGGCTTGACGGTGGATGCTCGTTGCGCCAAGCGATTCAGGACAGCTTGCTCAAACAGATTTGCTGGCTTATTCCAAAGCTCATCGTACTCGGCATTCGCCGCATCCAAAATCTTGTTTCGCTCTGCAATCACCGCCTTCAACTCGTTCGTCGGACTACGACCATCGAGCACCATTTTCGCGGCTTTGATTGGGTTGGCGACCTCTGTCATTTTCTGGAACACAGAAATATCGGCGCCAACGACCTCCACACTGCTGGAGACGGCAGAAAACATCCGAGGCAGGAGAGCCGCCACATCCGCCACACGCGCAAGCCCGACCGCCAAGTTATCGGCCCACGTACCGATCTTCTCGCTATTTACCAGATTACTCTCGGCCTCCAGCACATCGGAGAATCCACCCGCCAAATCGCTTAGCGCCGGCAATGCGGCGACCGTTACGCTGGTGAAGAATTCATCAGTACGCTGTCCGAGTTTCGTGAATCTGTCTTGCAGTGCAGTAGCCTGCGCTACCGCCTCGTCAGTCACCCCAGAGAAGTTGTCGACGTTTTCAGCGAGGTCGTTGAAGAAGGGAAGTAGGTCAGCCCCGGACTTACCGAAGAGATCGGTGACCAATGCGGCCTTCCCTGCCCCGTCCTCATACCGTTGCAGGCTCTTTGCTACGTCGATCATCACCGCGCCAGGATCGCGCAGCTGACCCGCGCTATCTTTCGCGGCCACTCCGATAGCCTCCAGCGCCTTGGCTGTCTTGCTCGATTTATCATCGACTGTAGTCAGGCCACGGGCGAACTTGACCACAGCCGGATCGACGCTAGCGCCGAACTCAACGCCAAATGCCTTGGCAACCTTCTGGATTCGCGAGAGGCTTTCGACACTGGTTCCAACCTTTTGCGAGAGATCGTCCAGCTCAGCCATGGAATCGAGCACGCCGCCCACTTGGGTTCCAAGCGTAGCAAGGGATACACCAGCAATTGCGAAGCCTGCTATGTTGCCGAAAGTGGATTGGAGGCCAGACATGCGATCGTTGAGTCCACTCATCTGGCTGGAGAGGTTCTGCAGCGACTGGCCGTTCAGACGACGCAGCTCATCACCGACACCTGCGATCCGGCGGCGGCTTTCAGCGGCACCGTCCACAACCATTTCAATGAGCGCGCGTGGCGATGCCATCGTTTGTATCCTCTAGTTCTTTCTCTGGCGCGCCCATTCCTCAAGGCACGCCCGCTCCATCATCTGAATCAGCAGGAACGTGTCCCGCTGCGCCTTCTTCTTTAGCCCCCGCATACGCATGCAGGTTTCAACACCCGGGTAGTGCAGCCCGGTTGCGCCGGCCATGCCGACGCTCCATTGCGTTTGAATCGCGAGCCAGATTCCGAGGACCTCCTCGTTCTCAGGCCAGAGCCAATACTCGTCTTCGTCCAGCTCGGGGGTGCCCTCGGCAACCATCCCCATCGCCGCGAGCGCATCGTCTACATGCTCACGTTCAGCCGGCTCGTCGGTGCCAAACTCGATTTGGCCGCGCGCCATCAGGCGCACGACCTCGGTTAGTTTTTTGCGGCAGCCCCGACTTGCTCCATGTAGCAGCGCAGCACCAGCAGTGGCATGCCAGCGTGATCGATCAACTCTTCCAGGCCATCGGTCGAGAACGGCACTGGCTGGCCGGCTTCGTCCAGGACCGATTCCCAGCCCTCAGTGACGCGACGAATGAACGCCTTGACGCCGCCATTCTCCTGCCGCACATCGTCGATTTCGTCTTGGCTCAGGCGCTCGCAGTGGAGCTTGAAATCGAAATATTCCGGCTTGCCGCTCTCGCTTGGCAGAGTGCCTTTAACCGTCACCGCGAGTTTGTTACGCTTTACGAGCTTGAACGCCATGGCGTTTCCTTTCAGTGTGGGTAGTTAGTTACAGGCAAACGAAACGCCACTCGTCGTTGCCATTGACTGGCACGAGGCGCAGGTCGAAGCCGATCAAGCGCTTGCCATTGAGTTCGGACTTGCGTGGATTGGTCAACTGGACAGCAGGCGCGAAGATGACGACCTTGTTGCCCGGAGCAGTACCAATGGTGAAACCGAGGGTTTGGGTTTCGTTCGCCTTGACAGCCGCCATCAACGCGACTTCCTGGGCCGCGGTGAGTTCCATCTCGACAGTCGCCGTCGATTGGCGGTCAGCCATATCCACATCCTCGACGGTCAGCATCGGGGTGAAATTAATCGTGTTGCCGAAGTTCAGCTCCAGCCCGGTGCTGTTGTAGACGGTGCCACCGGTCAGGGCGCCAGCGGCGTAGGTTGCGCCCAGCGTGATGTCGATGACATTGGCCTTCGTCATGGCAACCGGCTTCTTCCACTGCGTGAAGGTGCCACTCGGGTTTGGCGTCGCAACGATCCCGCCTTCCAGGCCCGTCCACTCGAAGCGCAGCATCGGCCGCTCGCCGACTTTGGCGGAAAGCGTGCAGTTGCCCATCGAAGCCAGGAGCTTGTGCACCACGCCATCGTCGTAGTAATACTGCGTCAAGGTCTTGAGCGCCGACGACACTGGCGTGTACTCCACGCGCGCCGGGGTGGTAAGTTGGCCTTCTGCGACCGCGCAGCCGAGCAGCAACTGCCCCCAGGCTGGCGGCGTGGCCGCAGCGCCGGAGCCGGCCAATTCGACCGAGTACGACAGCTTGACGCTGGCCGGACCGACCAGCTGCTCGCTGCCACCGAAATAGCCGCGGATCAGCGGCCGCTCGATCGACTGAGCTTCGAGCGGCGTGATCGTTACGTCGGACACCAACACGGCATTGGCTGCACCGGTTGGGAGGGCATCGGTGCCCGGCGTCGCTTCGACCTTCGCGGTCACGATAGTGTTCTTGATACGACGAGGCATCGCTTACTCCTGGGTTGGTTTGGCAGCCGGCTCGGGCTGCGGGTTGAGGTCGATCCACTCCCAGCGCTCGCGGTCGAAGCGCCATTGGCCGCCGCCTGGCGGTGGAGGGATATCGAGGGCCGGCGGCAAGGCGACGGGCTTCTTTTCGAGGTCGGTATCAGTCTTCATGGTCAATTCAGGTTGCCGTTGTATGTGCGATGTTCGGCGGCGTAGATCAGCCGCACCCATCCGGTTTTCTTTCCATCGGCCGTGTTCTCGGCTTCCAAGCCCATAAGCACCAGGTCGTCTACCAGGCCGTCCAGGCTTGGGTCCTCTGCCAGGCGCGCGACAACGCGCTCGAGTAGCGGGTCGACAGCGACGTCACCGCTCTCGGTGACGCTACGTGCAAAGCACTCGACGATGACACGGGTCGACCAGTCGACGGGCGCGCCCTTAATGCCACCCTGCGCAGGTACCGCCTGCTCCCACTGCACGTTGACCGCCTCGGCCTCCTGATCAGGGACTGGAGTCGCCCGGGCACGATGGATCGACTTGCACACGGGCGGCTGCCCCTCCAGCTTTACTTTCACGGCCGAGACCACCTGGAAGAATGCGGTGCTCATCGCGTGCACTCGACGATCAAGGCGGTCATGCCGGTGCCGTCAGGCTGATCCTCAACGATCACGTACGGCACGCCGGCGATTGAGATCCGCTTCCCCACTGGCTCGGCTATGACGGCGCTCGATGCCACCTGGACCGATGGGCTGGTGTTGGCCGCGCCAATGCCGACAGAATCAGTCGAGCTTGGCTTCCTGAAAATACCGGGCACCAGCACGCCGCCGATCTCCACCTGGACGTTTGCCAGGTGGTTCAGCACTGCGCTGTTGACGACGGCTTCGAGGTTGGCGAAGAACACGGCAGCGGCTTAGCGGATGACGCCGTCGAGCAGCACAGTTGCGCTGGCCTCGGTGCCGCTCTTGGAGGCAGCAGCAGCACCGACCAGGACGTTGTTCGTCGCAGTCTTGGTGATACGCTTCGCGGTGTCGTCCCAGTAGACTTTGTCACCAGTAGCGAGGGTGTCGGCAGCGACAGCACCCAAGACAAAGACGCCGTCGCGGACGGCTTCGAAGGGCGTGCCCTGCAGGGCATCGCTTGCCGCGACACCGAAGATTGCACCGACCAGGGCGCCCTGGCCACTGGTGAGGTTGTACGGCGCGGACAGAGTGACGACGTTGCCCGGCTGGATGAAGTTCTTCATGATTTGGTTTCCGTGATGTGTGGTGGCCGAGCTGGCTTATTTGCCAGCGCCCTGGTACAGGCCGCGGTAATCGACGGCCTTGGCAGCGAAGTCCAGGCGGCACTTCCAGGTGACGCCATCGGTTTCGAAACCAACCTGGCTTTCGATGACTGGGCCTTCTGCACCGTCGAGATAGCAGTACTCGACGGTGTCGACTTGGCTATTGCCACTTGCCAGGAACCATGCGGCATCGCTCATTCCGTCCAGGATCGGCTCGACGATCGGCTCGACCGCGGTGCGACCACCAGCGCGGAATTCGTTCACATCGGCCTGCTTGGCAGGGACATAGTTCGCGCTGGTCAGCTGATAGGCGTCCTGCTCCAGCGTTGCCGGAACGATCAGGAAGTTCGGCGCCAAGTTCAGCTCTTCGCCTTGGAGGCCTTTCTGCAGACGCATCGCGGTGCGGCCTGCCTTCAGGGTGGAAAGCTGCAGGGCCGAGCCCGCGCCGGTGGCGAGGTTCTTGCGGTCCGTGTGGAACAGCTCCTTGCCATCGCCCATCATCGGATTGCCAGCCAGCTGGCTGTACACCAGGCGGTTTTCCAGGCGGCTGGAGCTTGCACCGAAGGCAGACACCAGACGTTCGAAGGCGCGCAGGTCGTCGTTGATGATGGCTTGGCGGGTCAGCGAGACCATGCGACCATAGGTCACCAGTGCGTACGAAACGCCCGCATCTTTCATCGTGCCGTACTTGAATTCGCCATGCTCGTTGGTCTGCAGCAGTTCCGGCGCGCCCGACAGCTGAACGATGTTGATGTTCTTGAAGTCTGGCGCATTCGGTGCACGGCGCGCCCACTGGGTGTAGGTGCCGAGGTTTTCTTCGTACGCATCGCGCATGCGCTTGTTCGCGACGTTGGCGAACAGCGTCGCGAAGTCACTGGTGCCGTGCGCGCCCGAACGGAAATGCAGAATGTCGGTTGCCAGGCGCAGGCGATCCATGCCACGCGTCGACACCCCCTGCGATTCCAGGAAGTCACGGCCCAGCTCGATCAGGCTCAGACCACGATACTGACGGCCGTTGTCAGTCAGCTTGGCGCCTGCATGGATACGATGCATGATCGCTTCTTCGATGCCAGCCATGCGAACTTCGTACTCGCCGCCGACCACCTGGATGCGGACATTCTGGTGACCACCGCGGGCAGCATCGTTGCGCGCCATCTCTTCGAGTACGGCGCTGCGCGCCTGGTCGATCGAATTCCCGCTGCGAATCAGGCCGGCGGCTAGGTTACCGACGCCATGGCGAGCGCACAGCTCAGTGATGTCGGCGGCGCGGGTGGCCGCTTCATTGGCTGCGCGCGTGGCAGCGTCGTCGGCTGCCGGAGGCGCGGCCGGCGCTGGAGCTGGTGCTGGTGCCGGATCGGCGGCACGAGCGGCAGGAATAGGCGCAGGGTTCTGGGCGCCCGGCTGGGTAGCAGTGGTCATGTTGTCTTCCTGGTTGGATGGAGCGGTTTGGGCGGGCGCCCGGGTGATGAATTCGCACGGCATACCGTTGACCGGCGCGCTGCGCGTGCTGGCCTCGGCATCGGCCGGAACGGTGACAAAGCTGATTTCGAACGGCTGCCACCGGACGGCGCGGTAGAGATCCATGTTCACGCCATCGGTGCGATCGATTGCGCGGGTAATCTCGAAGGTCGTGATGTTGTAGCCGAAAGAGATCGAACGGATGATGCCGGCCCTGATGTCGGCGACAATGCCGGCCATTTCCGGGCGCGTCGACAGGCGCAGCACAGCGCGGCCTTCGCCATTAGCGATGGTGCCACTGAGCGCGATGCCGATGATCGACTGCACGCCGCCATGCATGTGGTGGTTGTCGATGACCTGTACAGTACCGGCGTCGAAGCGCGTCATGTCAACGGCTTCTGGCGTGACGGCCAACTCCTCCTCGTACGGCTTGTCAGTCCACCAGTCGTAGCGCCGAACCCGCGAGCCAGTCGTCCACACTACTTCGACGGTGTTGTCGGCTTCGTTGTAGGTGGTCGGCACCAGCTGCGCCTCGCGCAAGAGCGAGGGCATATTGCGCGGGTCGGTCGCCGAGCGGCTTTGCGGAGAAGTGGTGGGCGTCGTCATGCAGCCCACTCTACGTATTGCACTGTCTCAATTCTCGGAAAACTGAGACAATTTTTCGGCAGCGCTACTTTTCGGTCTTCGAAGCGTAGTAGCGACCACCTTCGAGAACCATGCTCTTCGCTGGGTATGCCGACGCGGCTGGCGGCAGCGCCCTCTGCGCGTTGCTATCCTTCTGCGCCGCCAGGTCTGAAGATGTCTGCTTGACCTGATCTCGCACGATCCGGTTGTCTGCAACGTTGATCATCAGGGGTCGACCTCGCTAAACCAAGTTGTTTTGTCAAAGCGCTCGCCATTGGCGCAAGGCACTCGTGCGACCCAACGCCAGTCGTCCGGCAATTCGCCATCGACGTCCCCGAGCTTCACGACCACAAAGGTGCGTTCGACGCCTTCGACTGTGGCAACCTGAACCTCGGGTCCTTCCAACAGCTCGACGCCATAGGTGAGCGGGATTACCGCGCTCTCGACCGCAGTCGTATTCCGATCCCGTAGTTCGTTCGTGATATCGGCTGCGTAGTAGCTGATCTCGTCCCGGTCCCGCTCCACCTTCCACTTCTCACCGTCTTTGATTGGAACTTTTACGTCCATCTCATTAATCCTTATTCTCTTCCCACTTCCTTCGAAAACGACAACCCGGCTACCACTTCCTTCGAAGACCACCACCCTGCTTCCACTGCCGCCGAACCTCACGACGCGAGCCGGGTGCAACCGTAAAATATCGAACGCTGTCGACGTCCTGGCCGCTGCTACGAGCGTCGGCCCGGCCAGCGTCGACGACAGTACACCGTTTACCGCCAAGCTGGCCGCGGCCGCGAGTGTGGCAGCGGAAAGCGTCGATAACAACGCTACTTCAATGCCGTCGGGCGCAGGCGGCTCGATCTCGATATATGCGGCAGCGGTTAGAGTGGCGGGCGCCAGCGTCTTCACCAGGCTAACCTTCGACTCAAGCGTCCCTGACATTTCCAAAATTACCGCAGCCAGTTCACTGACAAGGACGCCTTCAACCTGCAAGTTCGCCGAGCTGCTGCTGATCGCCTCGGCCAAGGTGGCATTCAAGCTGGCGGAAATGCCTTCGACGCTGTCGATGGTATCGATGCTGAAATTGTCTATGTACCCTGAGCCAGGTCCAGAGCGCACGCCTGCCTTACCCGCAGTAGTAATGTGTGTACTGGTAGCTGTAAGAAGTGGCGTTGCCGCGTCATCTAGATAGACGGAAATCTGGGAGTCTTTACACTCCAGTCGTAGACGGTACTTAGCTTGCGTTGTGCGGTTGGTGGGGGCAGATACCATAGTGGTAAATGCCCCATTGACCGAGCGGGCCAGCTCAATGGTTCCGTACCCGTTCAGGCGAGCTTGATAAAAGGTAGATGCACTCAGAGATACACGAGCGATCACACCAATGATGGAAGTACCACTGATGACATCAGCAGATACGGAGTAATCTGCACTTGGCAGCACCAAGTCTGCACGATAGTTACTCGCTACCGAGCCACCTGCACCTTCAGCGTTCTCAATACCGTTAGTTGCACTGATAACCATGTTACCAGCAGCAAAACCGTACTTAGGCCAATCAGGGCTGTAGACGTTTAGCCGTTCACCAATTACACCAGTATTGAAGTCATCAGCGAGCAGCTTTGCCATAGCGGGCCTGTTCATTCAGGAACACGCTAATAGCAACCAACGTGTCCCAGTACGATCCACCGATAGCAGAGTCGGGGATCGCGTATTCATTCAGAGTGTCTACCAGACCGCTGTAGTCCCCACTGTTCATGGAGCTAACCTGCAAATCCACAGGATAGGCGGGCAACACACTGAACTGTGCATCCGCAAGCAGCCCGGAGTGATCATTGGTGGCGACTTCAACCAAGACCATTTTCCCGAACACTGGCACGTCCGGCATCCATGAAGCGTACGCCACGGAATAATTAGCGATGGCTGGACGGAATGAATCCTCTTCCGAGCCATCGCCAATGGTAGGTGCCAGGTAGAAGCGCTTCATCAGGCGTTGCCGTCGATCAGCGTGAACGCTGTAACGGAGATTGCCTGGCCTTGCGCCAGGCTGAGGTTGTCGACCGTCATGTCAGCCGTGGCATCGCCTGTAGCGCCCACCTTGCCTTGGTGGTGACAGGCAGTTCCGGACGAATCCATGATGGCGAAATGGCCGATATTCGTGCCCGTCCCCGCCGCAGGGGCACCAGCCCCGGACAAGCTGCCGGCAAATGCCTTTGAGCCGTTGGCGGCCTGGGCCATCCAGTCGGTCGGCAGGGCAAGCTCGGCGAGCAGCGTACCTGTTCGCGCAGCGGCGCAGCTCGCTGGCTGCCCGCCGCTGTAGAAACGCAGCCTCGGCGATATGCCGATGGCTGCCTCGATTGCGTCGAGCCGGGCGTTTCGTACCGCCACGGAGAATTGCTGTGCCATGTCTATCCTTAAAAATCCAACAAATTGTTTCTGTCTCACCGCGCCGGCTGTACTTCCCCGCGCTCGCACCGCTGTCCCAAGCCGCTATATGCGAGCTACGCGCCGCTAACCTTGCCTTTTTCTGGAGTCGGGAGGTTGCCACGTTGCATAAAGAGCAGCGTGTCGAGAATGCCCATCGACTTCAGCTTATCGATATCGCCCTGCAGCTCGGCGAACACGACATCGGGGTCGTATCCACGCTGACGCAGTTTCTCACTGAAGCTGGACAACCCTCCGCCGATCTCGGCCAAATCGGCTTTTACGTCCTGCTCTGGATTCACGTAATCCCATTTCGGCGGACTGAAATCGACCGATTTATCGGGCGTCCGGATCAGGCCCGCCAGGTGCGCATGCTCGACGAACGCGTCGTAGATCGGCACGAGAAGCTTAGGGATCAGCGTCAACCACTGCATCTGCGTAACTGACCGCCGAAAATCGATGATCCGCACACGTGCGCTGCTGTAGTTCACGACGCTCATATCGCCGGTCAGGAAGTGGTACGGAACGCCCATTCCGGCGGCGATCAGGTGCAAGGCAAATTTGACGTACTCGACGTAGCCCGGTGCCGCCTTCGGCTCGACCACAGTGAACTCCATCCCGTTCGGCATGCCGAAGATGCTACCGCCGCCGAGCTCACCCAAGTCGCGGATGCCGGCCGCCTGCGTCTCGCCGCCGCCGCCCATCGAAGCCGGGTTGTCCATCGCATTCACGTCGCCAGTCGCCAGGACAGACAACCGGCTCTCCAGATTCTTTCGCGCCAACTCGGCGTCCTCATACACCTGGAGGTCGCGTGTACGTGCGATGACACGCGCTAACCGCGTGATCCCGCGGCCCTGGCCGGGCCGCTCAGGATTGAATAGGTGGATGATCTGGTTCGCTGGCACTCGCTGGCTTTGCGTGCGGCCTCGTGCAACTGCGACTTCGCCCGGGTGTTGGTCCCACAGGTAATACGCCGCCACGGCGCCGAGCGTGTCGTACTCGATCCCGTTGACGATCTGGTTGCCATTGATCGTCCCCGAGCGTGCGCTGTCGAGCCAGTCGATTTCCAGCAACTGGAGCTGGAGCGGGACCTGCAAGCTATCCGAGGCGCGCCGTGTGCGCTTGCGCACCAACACTTCGCCATCCTGCTCCATAGCCCAGTACGCTGCCTTGGTCATGCCAAACAGGTCGAACCGCCCATCGGCGTCGCACACCTTGATCCAGGATTTTAGTAACTTGCTGAGCCGCTCCTTCTCAGGGCCGGTTGGGCGCGGCACGATCCCCTCGCCGACGGTGGCCGCGACAAGTCCATCCATGCCCGCCCAGATATAGGGGACATTCTGCACCAGGGCGCGCGCCTTGACGCGCAGCGTGCGAGCGTCTGCCTTGTGGTCGGCATTGGCGCTTGCGCCGGCGCGCCTTGGCCGCCAGCCATCGCGCGGGCTGGCGGCCTCGTATGCACGCTGGAGCTGGCGACGCGCAAGGTGCCGCGCTACGCCCGCATGCGGGTTCACATAGCCGATGACGCGATCGATGAAGTTGCGCATCAGTCGCCCCTATGCGTTGTGAAGCCGAATCGAAAAACGCGTGGGCCACGGTTCTGCAAGCTGCCGTTGATAACACGGGCAGCGTGCTCGCGCGCGTCGATCATTTCCGCAGTGCTTTGGTAGACGATGGTGCGACCATCGAACATTACCGACTTGGCGCCAGAGGTGATCGCGGCATCGAGTGCGTCAAGGTCATGTTGAGAGATAGGCATGCGCTAACAGTAGCGGGGTGACTGTCTCACTTCTCGGAAACTTGAGACAATTTCCGCCACCGTTCTGTCATCGACGATACATATGAAATATGCATTGTTACAAAATCACCGCCCGATTGTTACTTTTCGTGTAAAACTACAATCTACCTTCAGCTATTCTTTAAATGCCTCATTTAACTTCATAGGCAATAACAGGTCGGAGACTGCTCATGTCGAAAAAATCTGCATTTTGCTTTTTTGCATTATTCGTTTTTACTTCAGCTTACGCCGCTCCTGTAGCGGTCGACGACTTGAATGGGCTCGGAAAAAGCCCTTTAGCTGCGAAACTGAAAAACTCAATCTTTCTAGGCGAAGCAACTGTTCAACGCTCCATC